GTATAAAATCAAACAATGTATCCTTGCGTGTAGGATCTGGAGTAGTGTTAGGAGGAGCCCAACCACCTTGCACAATTTCTTCAAAGTCTTCAGGATCTTCTGTGCTGACAGCACCACTGACATTTAATGAAAACTTTGTTATTACTGTGCTACTGTTACCGTTTTCGTATTTTACTCTAGCAATTACTTGATAAGGTGTGCGACCTTTTAACAAGTTAGAAAATTTGTGTGTGACTAATCTGCCAGTGCCAGATTTTGTAGTGCTGGTAGCAGTTTGATACACTGTTTCAGTTGAGATGTTTCTCTTGAACCAAAAATCTACGCCAGCATAACTTGGACTGTCAGGTTGTATCCAACTTATTGTAGCCGATACTGTGTTGTTTTCTACAACATAATCAGCACGATCTATCTGTATGTAATGATTGAATACTTCTACTACCGCTGGTGGTGGAGGTGGTGGAACAGTGACAGGATTAGTATTCTGTTCACCGTTCTGATCACCATTACCACCGCCTGTTGAACCAGTTGGGTCCGTTGCTCCCGGGGGGTCTAATGGGCTTGTAATTGGCACACCGCCAATGTAAGCAAAACTTGGTGGATAAAGACTTAGGTCAATATTTGTGTAAGGATATATGATGCTTTCGTAACGTGGAATAAATGGCGGCACAATAATGTCACGCTCACCAGCACGAGTATGTGGATAGATTGTATCTGGATTCAACACACACCCTAGATCATAGGTCATGTCATCATTGCCTTTGATGCTGATGATGCGCCAAGGAATTGCTTCTGGTCCGAGTTCAAAGTTCAATGTGTTGCCCTGGACTTGTATGTTATCACCAGGCTCTAGTTCCATGGCTTGACTGGTAACTTTGATGTTTAATGTTTCTTGATAGCGGCTTTTGAAGAACAACAAGCGAGCCATATCATAGGCCATGGCATAGTTTGTAATCGTAGGGAATGTTGTTGATCCTTTGTTTACACGACCACCATCTTGGACTTGATAACTTAATCGCTCTGCTTCAGTTACTGGATACACTACTGTGTTAGTTGCCCATTTATTCAATGGATCTACATAGGTAACTTCGTATTCACTGTAAACACTGTCTCTAGGCACACCGCCCCATGAAATATCACCTACAATGTTGTCACTGGTAAATGTCTGCGCCACAGTTGCGGCACCACTGGTAATATCATTGGGATTGCCAGCATCTTCTACTTTTAATTTGTAAGTGCCCTGCACATATGGCAAATAACTGCGACATCCCTGCAATATAGTTTTGACATTGCTCATCAATGTAGCACCAGTGTCCAAAACCATGTTTGTGGTCAAGATTGGACCCTTAACGCCATTGACATAGGTAACATCTGTGTTGTATTTGTCACGGGCCGTTTGAAAACTACTCCAATCAATTTCTGTGTTGCTGAGTCCTTTGCCATAGAAAGGATGACGCAGATAGTCCAGCAATATTTCTGCTGGGTTTGTTGAATAACGCTCACGGCCATCATTGACATCAGTATACCAATCACGACTTTGTGCAGTGCCGTCTATGGGCAGGACTCTGCGCCCTAGTAAATTAACTTTAATGCTAGGGATGCTGCCTGAGAATGGATTGTTGTTGGATTCGTCTTGTGTGGTGACCTGCAACCACTCATAGCGCACAAATAATGTGGCAAGTCCGTTGTAAGCATCTGTAGCACGCCATCCAGGTGCTTCTTTCATAAAAGCATATTCGCCTACTGGTGAACTGTCAGCATTGGCACCATATTGCTTGCCATACCAAAACTGCATCTTTACACGATTTTTATACTTGCCAGTGGTTAGATTAACTTCTTCGCCTCTGTTCAATGCACCTATGACTTCTGGGCTGGTAATGTCATTGTCATCAATGAACACACTGTGAACGCCTTCTACTGGGCCTTCACTTAACACATAAGCAACCCATAGGTATTTGTTTTTGTCTGCACCTGTGGTGGCAAATGTAATAACACCGCCTACTTGACGAAAGCCATAGACCACAGGTATGTTTTCTGAGCCACCACCACGCTTGGTTATGACAACACCTTCTTCACGAGCCGCATTGCCTCCACCATCATTGGGAACACCAAATGCTCCAAGGAATGGTTTTAACACAAAGTCCATGACCTTGTTGACTAACTTGTCTCCTGCTTTGGTCATGCCAAGGCCAAAGCCTATGGCAGCACCCATTGGGCCACCAACAAAGAAGCCTACTACGCCACCAATGATACCACTAAAGATTTTACCCATTGATCAATTCCTTGTTCATTAACAACATTGGAGTGAAACCCAAGTGTTCAAATAATGTTCGTGTTCTGTCTATGTCTATGCCTATGTCGCCACCAGTAATGCTGGTAGCCCCACGATGTCTGGCCCACTCTTCAAACTTTTTCATCAGCAGTCTAAAGTTGTCCATGTTTCTATGACTATCTAACAAAAAGATAAAGTCAATGTTGGCACTGAGTATTTCATGATTCCAAGGTTGAGGAATTAGTGTGCCAGCAATAAAGCCTACTATGCGTTGTCCATCATAGATGTTGAACCAACAATGTTCAGCACGACTGGCACGAGCCTTGATGGTCTTAATTACTGAATTCTCATCGTATTCCAGTTCTATGTGAGGTAAACTTTCAATGGCTCGATCTCTGTAATAGTTAAAACAGATTACAGTTGAATCAAACTCATTAACATACATTTCTCTTACAATCATAAACGGCCCCAGCGGTATTCAGAGTTGGCAACAATGCCAGCCTTTTCTAAACTTGTATCATACTTAACACCTTGCATGAGCCAGTTACTCTCGTTATTGGTTTTACGTCCTGCTGTTCTTTCAAAGTCAGCAAAGATACTGGAGCAGTCAATGCTCACTGTGGCAGTCCTTGCACTTTCTACAGCACTGAAATTATAGATCTGACCATCAAACACCATTATAGGTGAATTGATAATTTGCCCTGTGGTCTTAGAAAGGAATGCTTTCCATACCACAACACGACTGCCTTGTATGTAATTGTTCAACAACAATGTTGTGGCACCCGTATCTAATGCACTGAACACAATGGTAAATTTGCCGACCTTAACATCAATGTTTTCTTCAGTGGTGTTAAAGCCTATGAATTGACCTTGACTGGTGTAAGTGTTGACACCTGCTGTGGGTGCTGTGGGACTATCGTATTCAATGTCATAGCCACCATTGCAAGCATAAAATCCTGAGCCAGCAATGTGCAGTTCTACTAGGTCTACACTAAAGAAACTGTCACTGTAAAAAGCATCACGGGTAGTGGTTGGATATGTTTTCATTACCAGACTTCTCTAAAACTTACTTCAATATTGGTCATGCCACCATTAGCCACTGTAAATTCATCTACATCTTGATCAAGTATAACTGTGAATGGCACTGCGTTGATTGTCAGCACTTCATCTACCACAACATTGGCTACAAGTTTAGCACTGAAATAAAGTGTTGCTTCGCCAGTGCTAGGATCACTAGTAACATCATCTGTGACCATGTAGACTTTACTGTGATTAGCAAACTTAAAAAAATCACCAGCCTTAAAAATAGCCTTGTTGTTGCCTAAACCTTTTAATGTTACACTGGCAGCGCCTTTACTGGCAGCAGTCTTAACTTTGGCATTGCCTACTGCTTGTGCAAAATCAGCGGCTTTGTTGTAACTGATCCTAGGCAACACAATTTGAAAACTTTCTACTTGACCATATTGCTTGGCCACAAAACTTGTCACAGCGGCTGCTTGCGTGGGTGTTAGACTGGCATACTTGCCAGCAAAACTGTAATAACTTACACCAAAGCCACTACGGCGTTTGCGTCCATTGACTGTTTCTGTTGTCTGCACTGGTGTGTTGATTTTAAAATCAACACTGGTAAATTCTGGGCTACTTGGATATGTTCCACTCATTTTATTATCCTCTTCTTCCTGATTCTAACATGGCATCGCTGATTACACTGCGGATCAATCCTCTGCGACTTAATAGTAAGTCATCAAAGCCAGCAGTGTCATTGGCCACAATGTTGAATGTAACATTAACTGGCCCACCTCCGCCACCTAAACTATCTAATCTATCTATTCTTCCAGTAGTCGATGGGGTAAAGATCTCTGGAGAAGTTTCTCCTACAATGTAACTCTGACCAGCCATAACTGGACCACCTAATTGACGTCCACTATAATTTTGACTGCGAATCTGTGCTACCTGTGCAAGACCCATGGTCACTGCGGCGCCTGCGGCAATTAGACTGAATGGGAATGGATAACTGGCCATGGCTTTTGTAGCCGCCATGTAGGTGTTCATGATAGCGTTGGCAATGTTAAATGCCTTGGCTGCTTCAAATGCTTTCCTATTCTGTGCGCCCAATGCCGAGAACATCTGACCTGCTTGCTCTAACGCAAACTGACTTTTTTCCATTTCAGATTTCATTTGGAATCTAGCAGATTCTTGTGCAATTTGCTTTTGTGTTTCATAGCCAAAGATACTGGCTTTTTGTGATTGCAATTCAAATTGCTTGGTGCGCTCAAACATCTCTTGGCGTGCCTGCATGATAGAACTATTGGCTTGAACTTCAGCACTGACTCTTGCAGTTTGATATTGTTGTTCAGAAATAAGTTGTTGATCCTTGAGAACCTGCAGACCTTCTAACAATGTAGCATTTTGTGTTTCGGCTGCTCTAATTGGATCTAGTTGACCTAATTGTCCAGCGGCTGCGGCACCTGCGGCTAATCCACCTAGTGGTTGGTTTACACCTTCTACAGCAGATTTAATTTGTTTTAGAAGATCAAGACGCTTTCTGTTTTGTTCAGTGATTGCAATTTCTTTAGATAAGTCATCACTGATTCGATAACCTAAAGTTTGTTGAACACTTAGTATTTGTTGTTTAATATCAAGTTCAACACTGCTATTGGTCAACATGTTCTGCTGAAAGTCATTCAGTAAATTCTGTGCATTAACATTGTCTCTCTTAATTTTTACAGTATCTTGTTGAACTCTTAATTCAACTTCAGCACGAGCAAGGGCTATCTGACTCTTTTCAGAAAGTGTAGTTCCATACTGAACTCTTAATCTATCGAAGATTAAAAGTCCTTGTGCCGCGCGACTATCTTTTTCTTTTAATGCTAGTTTCTGCGCTTCAATAGAAATTAAATCACTTTGTGCTTGGAACACTGCTTCTGCATTTTGTCTTTGTGCAATGGCAGCACGAATATCTGCGGCTGCTCGTGTATTCTTAATTTTATCGTAGGTTACTTTTTGTTCTCTAGCAAAATCAGCAACTGCTTTTTCTTGCTCTGCTCGTTGTTTGCCCAGACCAATCATAGAACTCATCAAACGAGTCTGTTCTGTGAATGTGGCTGCACTTTCTCTTAAAGCCTTTTGATCAATGATAGGACCAGCATACTGTAATGCCTTAATATTTTTACCTGCCTTGTCGGCTTCTTCTTTAAGTCTGTTTGCTTCGTCTGCTTGCTTCTTTAGAGCATCATTCTTTTCTAGGTCAGCAAATAATTTGTCAGCGGCTAGATAAGCGGCTGTTGCTCCAGCGGCAGCGGCTATGGCACTTAGACCACCTGTGGCCAATGCTTGTGCTACTGCGGCAGTAGTTCCTATAGTTCGAATGGCAATGGCCATTTGTGCCAAGCCTGAAATTATGGCTACAAGTCTAGCGGCAGCAAATGCACCAATTAATCCTGCGGCCAGGGGAATTACAATGTTTAGGTTATCACCTATAAATCCAATGCCTTTGGCTATCTTATCAAAAGTGCCTGTGGCATTTTCAAACTTGTTCATTAAGTCAATGAAATTGGCCTTGACACTGTTTAAACTTTGACCCACAGTCTTTTGCATGCCACCAAATGTAGGATTGACTGTGTCTCCTAATTGTTTTAATGCGGCAGCAAGGTCATTAGAACCAACCCTACCTGCTTGAACATCTTTTAGGAACTGTTGACTTGTTTTACCAAATTGTTTTGCAATTAACTCTAATGTGCCTGCACTGGATTCTTGAAGTTGTTTCATGTCTTCAAACACCACAGTGCCTCTACCTAGGGCTTGTCCAAATTGATAGATTGCACTTGTAGCCGCAGGACCCACAGTTCCTGTAACAGCCAATGCCTTGGTAAAGTTTTCTGTAATTAATGCGGCGTCTTTAACACTAAGACCCATCTGATTACCTGCCAAGGAAACTTTTTGGAATAAGTCTCCTACAGCACTGACTTCCATGCCAGTTAATTTAGAAATTCTAATTACATCAGCAAATGCAATGCCAGCATCAGCACTGCTATTGGTCACAGTTCGCATCTTATTGCTTAAAACTGTGGCCGCATCAGCAATGCTGACAAATTGAGCAGCCAGAGCAGTAGCGGCACCTATGGTTACTAAATTTCTTAAAGAACTTTGTAAATTACCTAGGGCACGTTCAGCATCTTTGGTGTCTGCCGTGACTCTAATTGTTGTTGTTTCTACAGCCACTTATCTGCTCCTTTTGTTCATCATTTTCTTGGTCTCTTCACTTTCATATTTGTAAAAAGCGGCCCAACCAAGAAACTCTGCTTCTGACATTTCCATTACTTCAGTTATCCGCAGACCCAAATCTTTGCCCAGTCTATACATGAACATAAGATCAGGATCTGCTCTTAGTTTTTTTCTACTTCATCCATGGTTAGTGGAACACTGTTAATTTCAGCAGCCACACGA